TCTTAGACCAAGCCAAGCAAATGGAGAAGGAGCAGATTGAAAACGCTTATTGGGATGGTGGGCAAGATGTACCAATGATAAGTAAACAATGTGAACAATACTACAACGAAACTTACGGAGGTAACAATGACTAAAGCAATATACAAAACACCATTCGGTCGCCTCGTTAAAAGTCAATTCAAGACGATGCACAACTTTAAGAACGTTCTTCGTATCAGCGATCCAACAGCACGACTTTACGTCGCACACCCAGAGCGAATGAGAATCAAAGACTTCAACAACATTTGCCTTCACACAGGTCTTTCACGCGAAGAAGTATTCAGCACATTTACACCAACAATCTTAATAAACGAAGAAAATGACTAACGAACAAATACGACAAGAGGTTGCTGAGATGATTCCCTTGCGACACATGGAAAGATTCGAACTTCTATGGACAATGATAATCCCAAAATACGAAAGGTTAACTGCGGATCAAATAAAGCAACAGCAGGAAATGGAGAACGAAAGAGATATGTTCTGGAGTGCATTGGAAGACGTGACGTGTTCAGTTCTTGGTGTTCCCTCACAAGCGTTATATTCGCCAACAAGAAAGCGCGAGATAGTAACCGCACGACAAATCATTTTCTTTTTAGTTCGTCCTTGCTATTTGCTTTCACTTAAGAACGTTGGCGACCGATACAAGAAAGACCACGCGACAATCCTGCACGGTATCAACCAAGCGTCTGCACAGGTTGAGTGGGATAAGTTTTATCGAGCAAACGTTGAACGCATTTGTTATTTACTTTCCGAGATAGGTTATGCTAAACCAATGATATTTTTTAGTAAGTTTGTCGAACATATCGAATACAAAAAAGAGTTAGCCTTAAAAAAGAAATCTAAAATCAAATAATCAAACAACTATGAAAAGCGACTTAACATTCTGTCCAAACTGCGACAAAGAACTTTTAGGCGAACGCGTAGACTTCGTCTTGCAGGATCAAGAATTTGAACACTGGGAATCTGCCTACGAATTTATCGACAACGAAGGAGAAATTGTTTTGTGTTCCGACTGCCACGAGTGGGACTACGCAGACGACGACGCGAAAGGGGAGGGGTGGGACTGATGATACCATTTCACAAGAGCGTTAAATGTTACCGCCTATTCTACGGTTACTCGCAAGAGTACCTCGCGTACAAGTTAGGGATTGAACAAAGCAACTATTGTTTGCGCGAACAAGGCACAACGAACTTCAAAGACGCGGAAGTTGACATATTAAAAGAACTTTTTAAAATAGAAATAAGAGAGGAGAAAATATAATGCTAATACTACAACTCAAAAGACGAATCGAGATACTCGAAGCGAAGGCGCAGGAACAGGAACAAAAGATAAACGACATACTTATTCGTTTGTCCGTTCCAACAAACACACCAACGCTAATAGCGAAAGAAAAGAAGTCGCTATTCAAGAAACCAACAGTCGTTGAGATATTCGACTACGCGTGTGAAAAGTTAAGCAAGGACGACGCTCTCGCCTTTACTGAAAAGTTCCACGCGCACTACGAGGCAAACGGTTGGAAGGTGGGAAGGAATCAAATGAAAGACTGGAAGGCGGCGGTGCGAACGTGGGACTTAACTAAATTTGCAACAACTCAAACAAACCAAACTCAAACTAAAATCAAAAATGGAAAATTCGATTCAGACGCTGCGCAACGCATATACGCAGACGCTCACAACTACACAAAGGATTGATCGTGCAGAACGCGAAAGCGCGTTTGTAGCAGATTACGACCTACCAACGTTTGTTAAGTTATGCTCAAAGGTCTGCGCTATGTATGGCATCGCGTTACCAGAGGCTCAACTGTTGCAAATGTTGCACGAGTTCATCGTCAAACACTTTCGTTGGGTAACGTTTGAACACTTCAACCTCGCTTTCGAAATGAACGCGGCGAACGAACTGTCAAAAAAATGCGAACACTTCGGTGCGTTGAGCGTGTCTTTCATTGGCGACGTGTTTACGGCTTACAAACCACACCGCGACAAGGCAAACCTACAAATTCAGAGAGAAATAGCGGAAGCGATAGAAGAAAAATCACAACAAATAAAGGAGAATGAAATGGCGGTAAACGATGATAGTTGGAGACGTATGCTTCAAGAAGATATTGAGAGCTTTAAACAAAGCAAATACACGACGTTAGAACTGCGAGGGGTATCAATGATGCGTTGGCTCGAAGAAAGTAAGCGTATAACGGCTGAAACGTTCACAGACGACGAATACAATCTTTGCAAAGCGAAAGCGAGAAAGACTGTCTTCAACGAACAACAACTTTCAAAAGGAATGGTTGAGCGAATGAGTGACCGCAAACGTCAACTTGTTAAAGAATCAATCCAGTTCGAAGGACTTCGTGAGTTGTATAAACTTTATTTATCGAAGCAATGAGCCAATTTACATTTAATGAACAAGGTGTTTGTGAGAATCCTATCTTGAAAACTTACAAGTGCATCAATGGATATGAAGCGCAGGTTAGCACCGCTATTGTTCAACGTGGTTTGTGGAGTTACTCAATAAGGTTTCACGGACGTGAGCAGGGGTGGTCGCAACCGCTACTTTACCACGCGGAACATTGCGTTTATCCAACGAAAGACGAAGCGTTCAATGCAGGTCTTGAATTGCTATTGCACCAAGTAAAGCAAAACAACGACTTAAAGAAATACGATCGTATTGTTCAAATACTGCAAGATGAACTTTGTCCTGTTGTTGAAAATCAACTAACACTATTTTAATGAAAAAGTACAAATTCATTCATCCTGTTACAGCGTCAAAATATATTATTCACTGTGAAGAATTATATTTGTCTGACGGTTATTGGGAATGTAGAACAAATGGATTAATACACCACCAATTTCCAATATCTTATGCAATGATTAAATTGAATGATACCTTATAAACCAACATACCTGCCGCGTCAGATTGAAGCGTTGAACTACTTAGCGACTGATTCGGAAGTTGAGCAGTTACTTTATGGTGGCGCGGCAGGGGTTGTGAATATCTTTTATCTTTCGTAGGTTACCACCAAAGAATAAAAGCGTATATTAGTGGTATGAATTACACACTTAAAGAACTAAACATTTGTATTGATGAATTGCCAAATGAATTGTGGCGGTACGTTGCAAATACAAACAACCGTTATTTGATTAGTAACGAAGGACGTTTACTTACAACTGGATACAAAGGCGGAAGCAAACCTTCAATAATGAAACCTGCAAAAGACGCAAAAGGTTATTATCGGACAATGCTTCTAATCAATGGCAAATTTTCAACGATTAAAATTCATCGAGTTGTTGCTCAAACTTGGATTGAAAACAATGAAAATAAAATTCAAGTCAATCACATAAATTTTAACCGCGACGATAACCGCGTAGACAATTTAGAATGGGTAACACCAAAAGAAAATACTTTGCACTCATACAACGCAGGAAGGATTAAGAAACCAATATGTACCAACTTTGTAAAAGGTGAAGAAATCGGAATTTCTAAACTAACTGAAAAGGACATTGTAGAAATACGCGAGAAATTCAAACCGCGTGTTTATACGCGTGAAATGTTAGGTAAGGAATACGGAGTTGCAGCAGCCACAATTAAGGATATAATACTAAAGAAATCTTGGAAGCACGTCAAATAATTTACCACGACAAACAGAAACACGCGTTGGAACTTCTTTCTTATGAAAGTCCTATTGCGCAGGTCTTGTATGGTGGCGGTGTGTTTAGTGGAAAGTCTTTTCTCGGTTGTGATTGGCAGATAAAACGAAGATTAAAATACCCAGGGACAAAGGGTTTAATCGGTCGTGCTGAATTAAAGAAGTTACGCTTGTCAACAATGCAAACTTTCTTTGAACTTTGCACCTTACATGGATTAAAACCAAACGTTCACTACACTTACAACGGACAAGACCATGTAATTAAGTGGTACAACGGAAGCCAAACCATATTAATGGACTTGGCAGATATGCCCTCAGACCCCGACTTTCAGAGATTTGGTTCTATTGAAATTACAGACTATTTCGTAGATGAAGTAGCGGAAGTTTCAAAGCGTTGTATTGACATTCTTCAATCGCGTGTACGTTATAAATTGATTAATGACAGAGCAAAGGGATTAATGACTTGTAACCCTTCAAAGGGTTGGTTGTATAATGACTTTTACTACGCTAATTTGAAAGGTGAATTGAGAAATGACCGCGCTTTTGTACAAGCGTTACCAACGGACAACCCATACATCTCGCAGACTTATTTAGAGAACTTACAGAAACTTCCAGAGTACGACCGCAAACGTCTACTCGAAGGCAATTGGGAGTTTGACGACGACAGCGACAAGTTGTTTAACACGGAGAACTTACTTCGAATGTTCCGCAACGAAGTAATAGACGAAGGAAAGAAATACATAACAGCCGACATAGCGCGTTTTGGAAAGGATAGAACGATTATCTGCGTTTGGCACGGTCTAACTATTATCGATATAATTGAACTCAATAGAGCCGCGTTGGACGAAGTCGTGAACAAGATTCGAATTGTAGCCAAAGAACACAACATTTTACTTCAAGATATTGTTTGTGATGAAGACGGCATTGGCGCAGGAACGGTTGACTTTCTGAAGTGCCGAGGGTTTTTAAACGGATCTAAACCCAAACAGCCGCAATACCAAAACTTGAAAAGCGAATGTTACTACAAATTGGCTCAATATGTAGAGGAGAATCGGCTCACTATTTTAGTGAACGGACGCAAAGAACAAATCGTGAAAGAGTTAGAAATGATTAAACGACACCGCGCGGACGTGGAAGGCAAACTTATGGTCACACCGAAGGACGTTATCAAGAACCGTGAAGGAATTAGTCCCGATGTTGCAGACGCTATTATGATGCGAATGTATTTCGAGTTAAACCCTTCTTATGGTCAGTATGTTGTAGGTTAAAATAATTTAGCATACATTTACACAATGGAAGCAAGAGAAAAAGCACAAGAGTTATTTGACAAATACTTTTTGTTAACCGCAAACGCAATTGACGACAATGGTTCGTGGGTTGTTGTAGCGTTAAATAAAAGTTTAGCAAAACAATGCGCTTTAACTGCAATAGATGAATTGATTGAGCAAGAAAAAAAATATAATAACGGTAGTTTTTATCCGTCAAATTATTGGAAGGAAGTAAAAATAGAAATAGAAAAAATATGAAACAAACACCACTATACGAGTCTCTGAAAATGACTCACGACCGCGAACGCGAAATTGTTAATTCAATAGCGACGTACTTTCAACAAGGAAAAGTTCTTGGCGACATTCTCCTTGAACTTTCACAACGCAAAGACTTAAACGCAAAAGAGAAAATATATCTTGCGTTAATGATTGGTTCAATGATGTCAAAACCGAATGAAGAAAATTAACTAAACCTAAAACCATAAATCAAATGAAACAACTTAAATTTCTATTACCAAAAGACTTTGAAGAAAAAGAAAGACTTGAACGTTATATTAAAATAAATGAAAACTACAAAATTCCAAACAAAGATATTGAAGTAGAATTTGTTTATGAAATTTTATCTTTAGAGAAAGAACTGGATTATCGCTCTTACATTTATAAAAGAGAATATACCGAAGATGAATTTATAAAAGATTACATAAAAAGAAAATATAAAAGATACGTCTTAGACAGTTATGAATTTGTTGGTGTATTTGATGAAAGAAAAAGATTTGTCGGAAAGATGCACGAAGCACAAGGACAATTTGTTGAAGCGTTGGACAAATTAGAATTTTTTGAAAAGATAGAAAGCGAAATGTACAACTATTTTGATAATCGTTTTGACGATCTTGATTTTAGAAATCTTTATCAAAAACGAGACGGTATTTATTTAGGAACTCGCGGTATTCCTTCAGCGATTGAAGACCCATTATTTAACCAAAGAATGTTAGGTGTTTTATTGCGAGGTGATAATAGAATAATGACTACAAAAGATTATCACGGTCAAATCAGAAAAATTAAAAAAGAATTAAAGCAACAAAGTAAATGAAGAAAAGTAATTTACTCACGCAAGTTATTGCTGAATTAGAAGCGCGTGAAGCGAAGGGAGTTGAGACGTATGGAACAACACTTGACCGAACTGATTTAACTCGCTCAGAATGGCTACAACACGCTTACGAGGAAGCCTTAGACCTTGCCCTTTATTTGAAGAAACTTAAAATTGAAGAAGATGCCAGAAAGTAAAACTAAAAAAGGAATATGCGTGTACTTGCACAAAGACCTTTGGAATGAGATTGACGAAAAGAGAGGTGAAAATAGTCGCAACGCTTTCTTAAGCGAAGCAATTGAATTTAGCCTGCGTTTTTATGTGCAACTTTCTAAAGTAAAACACTCAGAACAAAAGTAGAAAGAACAGCTACTGAAGAAGTAAAGATTAAAGCGTGGTTTCTGCGCTTTTTTTGTTTGTCTAACTTTTTGTTTTCAACGTTTAGAGTGTTTATTTCCTGTGTCAATATGTCTTCCTTCTGTTCATAAGCATCGATTGTTTCTTGTAAGTTGTCAATCTTTTCCCCTTCAATGTTCAATTGTTCTTTGAGGTTGTTAATTACAAGTGAATCGGAAGCAATTACGCTGTCACAACTGTTCACCAAACGTACGACATCCACGCGAACAATAGTATCTCGAATAACAATAGAATCACGAGTTCTTTGATAGGTGGTTTTGGCTTTAGATTGAGCGTCTTCATAGGTTCGAAGTTGTTTGTAAAGTTCTATTTGTTCAGCAAGTAAACGATCGTACTCACCAGCGTTGTAATTGATGACGCTATCTTGCTTCTGAATTTCAACGTGTACGTCTTTTGATTTATCGCGTCCCCACCAATGCCAACAAATGACCGTCCAAATAGCAGTTGTTCCAATGAGCAACAAAGCAATTGCAAGTATATTTTTTCTCATAAAATCTTTCCTTCGTGTATGCGGTAATTGTGAACGCTGAATGAACCATTCGCGCCTTTGTCGACTATTGCAAAACCGTGGTTATAACGTGAATAGGGGTTGTAATCGGGCGAAAGTTCACTCAAACAAGCTACACCCCAACAGGTTATGAATTTTCCATTTGCGTCGCGTTCGCTATGTTCAGCTGTCTGGTGATGATGTCCGCAAAGAGCGGAGACCTTAGTCTTCATAAACAACCCACGTGCTACGTTAACCGACGGAAGGAATTGTTTACCGAATTCGTGTCCGTGAAAGATTGAAAGTTTACCGATGTTTAACTTACTCTTTCCATCAATCCATTTCACGTCGTGTTTATCGCAATGGGTAAGCGTTGGAAAGTCGAACGCGTCAATGTCGAATAGTTCGGGCGCTTTGATGCGCATATAACGCCAGTAACGTTCTTCATGGTTTCCTTCCTTATAATAAATGTGAGCCGTTGGAAAGGTGTGTCTTAATGATGCAAGGAATTGACGAATAGAATATAGTTCGTCTTTGAATTTTCTTTTGCGTGGATCTTTGACAAAGTCACTAATCATATGACAATCTAACGCATCTCCATTTAAAATGATTGCGTCACACCCCTGTTTTAATCCTTCTGATATAGCGCACTCTAACGCTTCATTGTCTTGGTAAGGCAAATGGACATCTGAAAGAATCAAAAACTTGTTGCCCTTCAGTTCAACGTGTCTTCTTTTCTTCGAATAAGACTTTGGAAGTGCGTATGGATTCGAAGGTCGTGGTGCTGTATCAATCAATTCTTTTTGCGAGTTAGAAACTCTGCTTCGCTTTCCAATCTTACCGCGAACAGTTCGAATGTAATTACGCGCGTGTTCCATTGAATCGAACGCTTCTGGATATTCAGTAAATAATTTAGCTGCTAATGAGTGCGAAGGAGCATCGGGAAATTTACTGCAAATCTCCGCTGTTATTTTCCTCGCTTCTGTCTGTGGTCTTGCCATTTGATTTTTGTTTTGTGAACTTTTCGATTACAGTACCACCAAACAAACTACCCGCGAGAATTGCCAACGTATCGAACATTTCAATAGGACAATTGTAGATAGTGAATGTAGCAATGTAACTAAAAGCAATTAAGTTAATTACCACAAATATAGAAATAAAACGCTTACTTGAAACCTTCGTTGAACTCGACAGCAATTGCTTCAACCACGACTTCAAATTTTCTTTCATAAAAACTTCAATATGAATTGAACAATCAAACCACCAACCACACCCGCAGCGGTTGCAATACCACCCAAACGAGCGACCTGCAAACGTTGATTCTGAATGTACTTGTCGTGCTTCTGAACCTTACTCACAAGACCTTCAATCTTCATTTCGTCGTCACCAATCAAGACGTGATAGATGCGGTCTATCTTCTTCGTCATATTTTGAAGTTCTTCGTGTATCAATTGAATCTCGTTTTCGGTGTTCATTTCTTAAAATACAATTCAATTTCAGCCTCACGACGACGAACCAAACCTTTCAAAATAACACCACCGCCTTTGTTCCAAAGACGAAAAGAATCTGCAATCGTTGGATCGTTAGGATTAGCGTTTACCTTTCTCAATACGGAAGACTTTTTGAAGCCTCCTGTTCCGATATTGTAAGCCAAAGAAACACACGCGCTGAATTGGTTTTCGTTGAGCGTTTGAGTTATCAAGGCACGAACGGATACCGCGAACTTATCAATGACGTTTTTCGCTAATTGTTCCGCTCTTGCTTGTGTGATTACGTCGCCTTCCTTAACCTTTGTGCCGTCTTCGTAGAAGGTGTTTCCGTAGCCAATCGTCCATACAGCAGAAGGGCAGAGGTAACTCTTTAAACGACAGCCTTCAAACTTTTTTAGTAGCGCGTAACCTTCAGCGTTAACTTTCATTTTTAAGTTTCTTTATTTGTTTCTCTTTCTTTGCAAGATACTTACGAAATTTCTCTTCGTAAATCTTGTGCATCGTCAAATTCTTTTTGCGTCCCCTTGTTGCCATGTATTTTGTTTTAGTTATCTCAACCAACCTAAACCTCTGCGTCTGTATTCATATGGTAGTCTATCGCGTCCGTCGCTAATCTCGAAAGCGTTGGAAGGATACACATTTGTTTGTGACCAAATTTGTTGCGTTGTGTTCGTCGTGTACTCTGGAAAGTCTGACTGATTAAAGCACAAATAGTCAACCATTCTTTGCGTGTAGAACATAGCCTGTGAACGCGCTTGGTCGCGGTAGTTTTGTAAGTCGGTTTGTGATATTGGTGTAGTGTCTTCGCTTGTTCTAATTACAAGACTTCCGTTATCCGTTTTAACATACAAATGCGGAAGCACCTCGTACATAGTCCACCACATAACCATTCGACGCAAGTAATTGTCAAGAAGGGTTGCGTATGCGCCCGTAATATCGTCGTTCACAACGTCTTCTTTAATCTTGTTGTAAAGGTCAGTTCCTAAATACAACTGCGCGTACTTGTCTTGTGAAAGATATATTGCAGGGTACATAAGCAACGGATCAACTGAGCCGTTAATCCAAGTATATTTCTTTATGTAATTCTCGTCAATGAGTAGAACTTCGGGTTGTAGTGCCATTGTGTGTTTTTATTAAGGGTATTTTAAAGAACCTCTATCTGGTCTGTTGATTGGTGCTGTTCCTTCGATGCCTTTTTGTGGAACATAAGGGTTATTACCAACACGCTTATCGTTGTTCAATCCATCGTTTGGAAGTATGCGTCCTTTTGAATCGCGTTTACGAACATAAATCAAACGTCTGAAAAAATGATGACAGAAGGAACCGCCGAGGAAGCGGAAGAGCGAATATGTGCTTTGCCCTTGAGGTGCGAACGAACCATTAACTCCTGCCTTGCTCATTGCCTCAATATCTTCGTAACGAAAGATTGCTCCCGCTTGGGACATTTTAACCATTTCTTTGCAGAACTCACGACTATTTTCGCTTATGTTTTGTGAATAGGCATAGCGTAATTTATAAAGTCCTTTATCTCCCCACTTAGATTCTTTCTCACCTTGAGCGTCGCTCATTGTCGGCATCTTGTTACGCTTTGCAAAGAACTCGCTTGTGTAGTTCATTTCGTTGTCTGGGTCGGTAACATCTTCTTCACTTACCAACTGCCATTCGTCTAAATCGATGTATTCCGCTTTTTCTTTTAGTACATCAATCCACTCTTTGCCTTGTTCGTCGCTGAAATCATTCTCAGCATCCGCAACTACTTTTTTTTTTAATTCGATTGCTTGTGTCGTTGGTTCAACAACTACAACTTCTTCGTCGAATGGCGAGTTCATTTCGATGTTTATCTCTCCTAAAATTGGAGTGAAAACTCTTTCAATGATTCTTTGATAAGGCTTGATTACTTGGTTGTTGAATATCTCCAAACCAACGAGCATTTCATCTTTGTTCGAACCGAATCCTGTTGTGTCTCTAATTCCGTGAATAAGAGGTGAAACAACGCGATGTCCAACCATGATTTGCTTCGCTGTTTCTTCGCTTAAGAATTGATATTGTTTGTCTGCGTCCGACAAAGGAAACGCTTCGATTTGTGGTGCGCGTGTAGGATCTTCGTTAAATGTCATCAAGAATTTCCCCGCGTTACTTGCACCGCTCAAACGTGTTTCCCATTCGCGACGAATAGCCTCACGTTCTTCTTTCTGCGGTATTCCGTTTAAGAAGTTAATGATGAAAGAAGGGAATAAGCCGTTCAAGATATTGTTAACGTGGTATAGTCCCATTTGATAAGACAATTCAACGTAATTCAATGCACCAAAATAGTCGGGTTTTGGATAGTAAACACTTCCCGCACTCATTCCGTGAGCGTAAATAACTTGTCTTGGTTGTTCTTGTGCAATGGAAGGGTTGAACGCAGGAATAAACTCTGGCTTACCTCTTTTGCTCCTTGTGTTTGCCCAGTCTTTCGAGTAGAAAATTCCTGTAATATCGTCTTCTTCTTTGTCGTATGCAAGTCTGCAATTCTCAAAAGGTAGGTGATTGATTTGTACAACGCGTGTAAAGTCCATTGACCAAATTACTTCAGCAACAAACGCGCCTTGAAGTTTTAAGTCGAACGCAATACCTTGCAATGCGTTGTCGAGAATTGTTCCCGTACCTTGTCCCTCAATCATATAAGAGATTGAGTTCACCAGCGCGTTGTGTATTGGTGAATTGTGAAAGAGATTCAGAAGGTGCTGTGGGTATAAATTGTTATTTCCATAATCAATCCAACCGCTACGATTCTCTTTTTCAACCGCTTCAACAGGTTGATAAGCCGATAAGTTTATTGCTTGAATGTTGCTCATATTATGCACCTGTATAAATTACGTCTACGGGAATCGTAGGTGTTGAAACGTCAAAGTAATTTGTTCCGTTAGATAAAATCATTAAACCTTCTTCAACCTTACCAACAACGGAAGCGTCGGTAGGGTCTGTATTCGTTGAGCTGTTTTGTCCATATACTTCGTAGTGATAACGACCTGCATCGAGCAATCCAACTGTCGTAAGTCTTATTTTTGTAACACGTTCGTTCTCGTTTATCACAACAACTACTTGTTCGAGTTTTTCACCTGTCATTTCGTAAGTCATAACAAGTAGGTAGTGCGTAAAGGCAACGTTAAAATACTGGCGACCTTCATCGAGTGAAAGCCACGCGTATTGATTAGCTGTATTTGTATTGAGGTAAACCATTCCCTTTTTCCTTTACGATAAAATTACAGCACAGAGGGACGTTTAATCCCTCTATGTGTAAAAGTTTTTTGATTAGATAATGTCAGCAGGAGCATCACTTAACAAGTAAGCGCGCTTTGCAGCCTCGTGAGTGAACGCTAAAGTAAAGCCGTTCATATCACCCAATGCTGTTCCTGTTCCTGCAGTTGCAGTAGAAAGGTCTGCTCCGTACTCATATCCAACAGCCCACCAATTTGAGTTAGTGTCTTGAACGAATACAATAACGCGAGCCTGTGCAACCGTTTGCAATTCCTTGCGTTTTGCTGCGCTCAATTTGTGCAACATTACGTTTACGGTCTGAGTGTAAAACACAGTTCCGTTGTCGCGGTTGAAATTGATTGTTTCTTCGAATGAACCTGTTTGTGTTGGAAGTTCATAAGTATACAAGTCTGCATCTGTTGGACCAGCAATTGCTGTAATAACTTGAGATGAGTCCAATGTAATACCTGTAACCAATGATTGATCCAACAAAACGATTTGCTTAATACCACCGATGCCATCTTTGCAATCGAGTGTAAATCCTGTACTTAATTCACAAGCCATATTTGTATGTTTTTAATTAGCACAAAAGAGGGGTGGGTTTTATGCCACCGCCTCTGTTATGCAAGGGTTAGAATGGTTGAGATTATGCAGTATATTGGTAGAACGCGATTTCGTCACCGAATCCGTACTGAACACCTGCGAAGAAAGAAGCTGCAAAACGTACGTTGTCAGACAAGTCGTATTGGTACATATCCAAAACCGCAACGTTGTTCCATTGGTCTTTCAAGTTAGTACCGAACCAAAGGTTTGATTTTTGGAAGAAAGCCATTGTGTCGTCAGACATACCAGGACACTCGATGATGTCGTATTGTCCCTGCCAAGTCATCTTAACAGTTTCTCCTTGATACAAGTAAGAACCACCGCCAAGACCTAAGATTGCAGTTCTAAACGCTTCAGCAACATTTGAAGAAACCGCGATTACAGGCTTCTCAGTAGCACGACGAACACGTACAGGAAGTGTTAAAACAAGACGGTTCATTTCTTCGATTACGTTAGCAGAAGTGATAGCCTCTGGAGTAGCAACGTCAAGAACAGCAGAGTCAGCCAAGAACAATGTCTCGAAACCTGCGTATTCACCTGCAGTTGCGTTAACACCTTGCCACATGATGCGCTCGTTTTCAGCACCCATTCCAGCCATGATGTTAGCAATTAACGCGTCAGTCAATGAAGCGTGTAAGAAACCATCTTGTTCTGATTTTGATTCCCAATCCGCTAAAAAATCTTTTTTACACAAATTTCTGTGGATTTGGAATTTTTCTAAAGTCAAGATACGCTCTGTAAGTGTTACAGTTCCTGTTGGTGTGAAGTCACAAGTCGCGTTAGCGAAAGTAACGTTGTCAACTAATTTACGAACAACTTGTTTGTACTCGATGTTCTCTTTGAAAGTAACTGCGTTTAAAGACTCGTTACTTAAAAACGCAGCGCGAATATATCCTGCTGCTTCTCTACCTGCGTAGGTAGTGGTTAATGAAGTGGTAGTAGCCATTTTTTATTTGTGTTTTTTTTTTATTTTTTAAGATTGAATAAGAAACGCTCCTCAGCCGACATTTTAGCGTATGGCTTTGAAGGTGTTTGTTTTGCCTGTTTTACTTCTTTGATTGAAGACGCAGCAGGCTGTGCGCTTAATTTTGTTACTTCGCTTGAAAGTTCTGCGTTTGCCTTCTTGATGTCAGCAAGTTCGCTTTCTAACTTAGCAACAAGCGAAAGAAGTCCTTCAACCTCTGCGCTTAGTGATTCTTCAGCAACAACCTCAGAAGTTTGTTCTTCTTCGATTACTACTTCAACCTCTGGCTTTTCTTCTTCCATTGGTTTCAATTCGGTTACAACACCGTCAGCAACTACAACGATGATGCTTTCAGCTGTCTTGTATTCTCCGTCAGCCAAAACAACCTCGTTGCCTTCTGCGTCTTTGCCGAATACACGAACACCTGCAGCCCAAACGTCGCTGTCTGAGTAAATGCTTGTACCGTCCTCTAAAATCGCCTCAACCATTTGCTTCACCTCAACAACTTCTTCGGCTGATAGGCTAACGTTGTGTTTTGCGAATAGAGCGTTTACTTTTTCTCGTAAATTCATAATTCTGTTAATTGTTTGTTTAGATACTAGATATAAAAAGAGGTATATTTGTTTCGTAATTCGATTTTTCATAGGTTGAATTTGATTTTTAGGTTTGAACGGGGGAGTGATTACCCCCGTTTTTTTTATCCTAAATTGTCAAGAATCGTATTCAATATCTTCAACTCATCTTCACTTAAGCCGTACGTCTTAAAACCCATTTTACCGCCCTCATTTGTTATCTTCGTGAGAGCATTGAGAAACAGGTTAGCGTCATCGTTGAACAACTCCAACTTAAAGAAACCACCTGCTTCGATATTCATTTATTCTTCTTTTAAAAGTTCGTTTATTTCATCAAGAAGTGCTGCAAATTCTTCGTGCTTACTCAAATACATTTCTTTCTCAGCGATGAAGTTCCCTTCGATTGAGAAACCAAGAACTTCTTTGTTTTGAATCTGCTTCTTCACTTCTTCGTTCTCCACTTTCATACAACCAAACCAAGTACCTTCTGGAAGGTCAAACCCGAAGTTCTTCGACTTGTCGTTTTCTCCTTCGATTATCCACGTTTCAACCAACGAAACACCGTCAACAACTTTCGCGTGTTCAACCGTTGCGTTGTTTTGGTTTGCTTGTTTCAAATAATTGTAAGCAATTGCACGAATGGTATCTTTCGAATACTTAACGTAGTATTCTTCGTTCGTGTCTTCGTTGCGTCGATAAATGAGTTGATCGGGAATCAACAATGGTCCATAAAGAAGACCTCTAAAGTCTTCTTTGAATTTTACATTATGTTCTTCCGAAAGCGCAATAAACGAAATACCTATGGCAGGCTGTTCTACCACTGAAATCGCGTACACTCCAAGAAGTCCAGCGTCGTCGATTCCGTATTCAATAACTTTAATTTTTTTCATTGTTTTATCCTCCTAGTCTAGATTGGTTTTGAATTAATTGTTGAGCCTCTAAATTGCTTGACACTTGACCGCTCACGACGTACGCTTGAAGCGGTGGTTGTTGTTGGTTGGGTTGGTTGCCGACAAAGGCGAAGTTAGCAGGTGAAGGAGCGTTTGTTCCGCCTGCTTGTGGTACACTTCCACTACCGCTGCCACCGCTTGTTCCGCCACCACCATTGAATTGTTGTTTGCTTATGATAGCCACACGCGCAAGACCTTGAGCAATTGCAATACCTGCTGCTACCGCTGCGCGAACAGGTGCGTCTGGTGTACTAATAGCCATTTGTGAACGATACGCTCCTTGCGCTGCTAAGTAAGTATCTATTGTAGCCGTTGCAATGCTTACTCCTTTTTGAATTTGAAAGGCTTTCTTTTGTTGTCTTTCGCTATCTCCTGCAAATGCTCCTGCTAAATCACTAATAATAGACAAAGAAGTTCTCATTGCGTCAACGCGAAGTTGTGCTTTTGCATCTTCGGCTTTTTTTAGTTCATCAAGTTCTTCTTGTGTTAGTTTTGCTGTTAATTCAGTTGTTTTAGCGTGAGCCTCCATTTGAGCAAGAAGTTTTTTATCTGCTCTTTTCTTTAAATCGTTAAATCCAATAGAAGCCATTTTATCGTCTTCCGCTAACAAGTCTTCGTTTAGCTTCTTACGTCTTTCTAATTCTTTTTGGTCTGCATTTTTTTGGTCGTCTTCTTGTTTTTTTATTGCGTCTTCTCTTTCTTTTTTTGCTTTATCCGATGCGTCCTTATCCATTTTTTGAATAGACAACTGAAACCCTTGATAGTCGCTTGTCATTTGAGCAATTTCATTTCGTTGCTTATCAAATGATTCTTTGAGTTCCTTTTCTTGCTTTGCTGGATCAATCAATAATTCAGTTACTAACTTACTGCCAGCTTCTGTTAGTTTTGTAATTTCATCATTTAGATTTACCGCTGTTATTTCTCCAAAACCTAAAGCCTTACTTACTTTATTTGCAGTAGCCAAAACCAAATCAATCGGAGCAACTAACATTCTTAAACCTACCGCGCTCAACTCCAAAGCACCTCTAACTATTTGTTGCAATAGTTCAGCGTTTCGCTTACTTGCAGCTATTTGAGATTCTGCTTGTTTTTCTTGAATTTCTAAATTTACTTTTGCGTCTTTTATCGACGTTTCAAGTTTCTTCATTTTAATTTGAAGAATCTCTTTTTCACTTTTCCCTTGTAGTCTTAAAGAGTTTTCTTGCAACGAAGAATTTTCGTATGCCTTTTTTGAAGCGTCTGCGGTTGCTTGTGCGTTCTTAGCAATTTCTCTTTGCTGTTCATCAATACCACTAAGACCGTTTTCAACTGCGGGAAAAAGTTTTATTAAATCGTCGAAGTTTGCAACGACTAAAGCGACAGCACCTGCAAGTAATAAAATCGGATTAGAAATAATTGCTTTTGCCAAAGTTGAAAAACCTTGAACAAGACCACCTATCTCATCTTTTAACGTTTTAAAATCAATTTTTTTAACTGCCGCACCCATTCCACTCAACGCCTGTCCTGCTCCCTTTAAGTCCAAGTCCATCAAACGCGAACCAAATAAACCAACGTTATTTGAAAGACCTTCAAAAGCATTACCCGCGTTTGCACTAATCTCAGCGGATAAGTCGCTTATGTTGTCCTTTAACTCAGCAGCACGAGCGGAGGCTTTCTTGAACTCCTCACTCGAAGAATCCATTTGCAACAACTGCTGATTCAACGCGCGTAACTCCGCCTTCGCAGATGTAAATCCTTTCGCTGTATTTTCTGCCGCGTCTGCCGTCTGATTAAGGACGGTCATTGCGTTTGTGCCTACATTAAAATCAATTGTATTCGCCATTATGAGAGTAGTTTATAAAGTATAAATATCCAAAAGGCGAGGTTTACCGAAATACGCGTTACTTTCCAAGCGTAGTGCTTCCACATTTTTAACTTACGCTTTCCGTTAGCCACTTTTCCGAACTCACTTTCGCTCTTTACGTTGAGTTTAATAAACTCTAAACAAGCGACCATTGCGCCTGCTTTATTTTGTAGATGTTCCTTTGAAGTCGCTTCCATTTGATATAATTGTTATTGTGTCACCCATTGCGCTCAACGTCACGCTTCCGCTTCCCTCAACCGTTTCTCCTGTGTATGCTTGGATTGTTACTCCGTTAGCCGCTACCGCCTTTTGAATAATCAATTCACGTCCTGCCGTTGTCGTTGCT